TCTGTCTCAGTGTGTTGAGGAGCACTAGGCTCCTCTGTGTTCTGGGATTCAAAAACTACCTCAGTACCACTCTGCGGTTTGAACACATAATGTTGGAAATTGTCATCTGGCACAAAGACTTCAAAGTCATCACCAGCACTAACAAAAACATTAACCGCAATTGTTGCCCCTTCAATACTTCCAGGAGTTGTCAACTCATTGACGACGTACACTCCTATGACACCATTTCCTGCACCACGCACACTGTAAGGTGTGGTTGAGTGCACATATGTCTCGGGGTCACTACCAGGCAGGTAGTGAGTAAGTAAACTATCGGGTTGACCATTGCCTATCTCAACTGAGAAATCAGTTTGGTCTGCGATGTCTACAACTTGAAGGTAGTTCACGTTATATTCATTCCCACTAAGGAAATTGGGATCGTACACGATTTTGATACGTCCCTTGTGAAATGCAGAACACACAATCTGAAATCGATATTTCATCTTACCCGTCCAGTAATTGAACGGAAGTGCTGCAAAAGCACATGCAGGAAGATGTATTCCATTGCCTGCATCAACAGCCCAGGAAACTGGGTTGATTCGTGCATTCCAGAGTAAAGACTCTGGTAAAGTACCTGTAGACCAGTAGAAGGTTGTGAGATATGACTCTCGCTTAGCAATTTCCCTGATATTCATTGGGTCTATGCCACCTATTCCAGCAATTCGTGGGTCTATGGTAAGTTCAGCCTTGTCATCAACTGTCATTTTATTTGCTCCATCTGGAGTTGTGGTTGTTGCCATTTGAGACATGGCCACCGGTTTCAGTGGAGCTGGGTCGCTCGTAACATTGGGTCGACAATACCCTAATGCTCTTGCCGTCTTGGCGACCATTGTTGCACCTATTTCTGTTGCTGTTGCAAAAGGTGCAATTTGTGGTATAGAAGCTAAAGCTCCAGCTGCTTTCGCTACAGCTGTTGCAGGTCTAGAAATCATACCTGTTTTATTTGCTTCTTCTACTTCTGTTTCCACTCCTGATTGGGGCACAAGAGTGCTAGGTGTGACCGAAGTCAAAACACTTAGACTTACATCTTCTGCCCATACAAAGACACTCACTGTCACACTATCTGAACCACCATTGGCATGTTTGAGGTCATTGATAGATCTGACCGTCATTAGACCCATATTCTGCCACTCCGAATCCTCAATGAGTAAGTAGTTGTGGTGATAGAAAAATGGTAACTTCAATTCACCTCCACTTGAAGTGGTTGGATCTAAATAAATGTGTGGTTGTTGTGAGGCTTGTACAATGTCCTCAGGTATCAGCATGGCATTTGCTGATAAATCATCTGCGTAGGCTAATGGCAAGTACGATGCAATTGCACGACCATAATGGAAACCATTTCCATTTATAATGATCTTCACGTGTAAAGTCGCCCGTAACAGATTATAATTCACCAATCGATTGAGTACCCTTGGATTTTCAAAGTACAATGACCAAGGATTAATGTAGAAATATAAAGAACTTCCTACACTCCACTCTGCCTCATGAACCTTAATAGGTCTTGAGAAGAAGTGTTCCAATGTGGCATCATTGGTATCCATCAATCGTCTGGTTGGATCTACAGCACCATCCACGTCATACAAATAGGGATCACGTTGGTCTGAGAACTTGACATTCTCATATGTCGACCTGTTTCCTACTGTCATGATGGTGTTATCACCTGTAGTACCAGATTGTGGTCTAAACGACATCATGTCGTTATACTCGCTATTGCTAAAAGCATGACCCTTCTCAGCGAGTGCGGTTTTATTTTCACCAAGACTAGCTTGAAAGCCAGTATCCGCTTCTTGGTATACATGCAAAATGTAACTATTTATACAATATGAACCGAACGATTTGAAATTAAACAGTAACTCATACGCTCATTGAGTCCTGCGCACAACTTTTGGTCCAGAACCCTCTGGACTTACCCCATGGTGCAGCCTGTGCAACACACATAAATTGTAAAAGTATGTATGCACGGTATCCTTTTCACACCACATCAATTTTGCTCAACCTCAGATTTGAAACTGGTGCTCGTTTAATGCCTGAGCTAGGCAAAAAGAATTTTAATTACTAGATTTCAAACTAGTGCCAGTTTACCGCCATAGTCGGGCAATGGTGCGTTTAATGTCTGCACAGACAGGGCCTCTAAACGAGGTGGAGGGCCAAACAACGTGTGAAGGGTGTATCTACACCCATCAACAACACACGAAAATCTGTTTGGTCATGGGAGTTCATTCCTACAATGTCCCACTTGCCCTCGACGTATGTGCAACCAACTACACTAGCGTCAGGACGCAAAATTTCCAGAGCTTCTAGCCACTTTCTGATTTGCTTTCGAGCTTTTCTTCGGCTATTTGGATTTGTCGTTCTTTTGACCTCTACAATCACATAATAGTGCGTTTTGTAGACATAGTTAAACACTAAGTCTATCTCACCAAAATCTAAGAGTCCTGCTTCTCGACCAACTAGGGTCAAAGGCACATCTTCGATTGCACTAGTGAATTGCGAATTATCAATTTCCTCTCCGCTCTGGAATACAAATTGTTCGTTGTCATCTTCAGGAAAATCCTTAGTGACATACTTGCAATACCAATCAGAAACACGTTCTTGATACGTGTCATTCAGCAGAGTACACATGTGTGCAATTCCTGCTTTATCTGCAATAGTCTGCATTTGTTTTCTTCGCTCTTCATAAACACTCTCACCATGATTAAACCATTCTCGAAGCGCTGTGTCGATATTCTGTGCGCAGGCTTGACTTGGTGTGAGTGGACATCCTTTTGGTCGCATGTAACAATGCAAGGATTTGAAGATACTCTTGTCTAACAATGCTCCAACATGATGTCCCAATTTAGGATGGTAGACACTAAACCTCTTTAGGAATTCAAAATCATCTTCCTTGAGGTAATCAGTGAGTTCACTCTCTTTGTCGGGCATGGTATAGACCTGCCCGTACTCAGCTAGAAAGTGAGAACAATCCTTAATGTTGAACTTGGGATACTTTGGTGAAACACTTCCAATATTGTCATCACCATAAGTCATCATGTGAGCGGCTTCCCGGAAAGTGGTTGCCTCAGGGTACTGCGTGAAAAAGAAATTACGCAAATTGAGACTTCCACAAATTCCATTGAGAATAACCGTCAGAGAGTTACCCGAGATATGGGTTCCTG